CAGCGAGTTGAGTAGCCTGCACCCGCATATGAGCAGGAAGATCCACTAAAGACGGGATATCTAACAAAGTACCATTGATAGGAAGACCTATGGCAGTTAGATACTGGGCTTGAGTAGATGCAGTAGAGGAGGATGAAGAGCCTAATTGGCCGCCCACAGTAAAGGAATGTGGGACTATAGATGAATCAGGAATATTAAACAGAGCAATTGTAACAATGCCTTGAGACGCTGTTAAAGCAGAGGTATTACGAATACGTATTCCCCAGTTAACAATTCTGTGCGAAGTAATCTTAGCATAGATGTCAGTAGCATTGTTACGAACACACGCACTATTCACATTGGTACCGTCCCGATAGACGATGTTGGCTCCATTTGTTATACTGCCTCTCGAAGAGAATGCAGAACACATGATGGATGGCAGGAAGACAACGTCTGCCTGACCACTTACGTTATTTGCTAAAGAGACAAAATCACGGAAGGCTAATGTAGCAGTGGGCGCATAATATTGATCTGGTATCCGTGCACCGATGGCGGAATCAGAGAAAGGATTAGATAATCCGACAGCATAACGCTTTGTGTCAGGTAACATACCCCCCATCATATTTCCACCACCGTTATTTACTTTGGCATTATTTGCTTTTCTGTAATTAACTAGTGCGCCGGTCCCGTTATTATACGGGTTACCATCGTTTTTATTTCCATTTCCATTTTTAATTTGTTTATTATTATTATTATTACTTTTCGAAGTCTTTCTCTTTGGTGGCATATTAAGCTCTAAACCTCTAAACGGAGTCATCGATATCTGAGATTTCATCATCAGAACTATCAACGGACTCCGTATCGGGATCCGTCCAATAGTGTTCCATAGGGACTATCGAAGGCTCCGTGTCTTTAGGTAAATCTACAACATCGATATTTAAGGAAATATCGGGTAGATCTTTTTGAGCGTACGGCAAATAAACCGTAACATATGGCCAATCCTTTATACGAGAATCTGAAGATATAGGGTATAATTTCCCCTCTCCAGTATTGCGCAATATCTTAGCACTAATTTTAGGATGCTTCAAAACAGATAACTCCTCAATCAAACTGTCAAATATATCGGTCTTATGTAAAACCAATGGATCGAGTTTGATAGAGTCAAGCGAATACTTCTTAATTCCCAATCCAAGGGGAGTACTCTTCATCTGTAAAGCTATAGTTTTTGTATTCTTCTTTGTTAATTTGTATGAACTATCTACTTTTTTAACAATTTTAAACTTGTCACAACTAGCAACATCTTGAGCAGCAATAGACTGTTTAATTTGTCGTTCATTAAGAGCGGCAAACAGTCTCTGAGTTTGGGTAAAATTCGGATCAATGAGATCGTTTTTAAAACCTAAACC